TGCATAAAAGTTTGATTGAAGAAAATCCGGTCTTGCTCCATATCTTACCAACCACTCCCGGAATAGTTGACTGGTTCATGTAAATAATATTCTGACCTGCGTTCTGAAGGATATAATATCCGCCGCCGCCTATGTCGATTATCTGGATTGTTTCGCCAGCATTTGCCGTAGCCGGTAAAGTTAAATTAAGCCTTGCTAAATTATTTATAAAATGATTATACCCTGAAGTCAATGACGAGTTTGATGTAAGTGTTGTATTTAAACCTGTAATTAAGCCTGTCAAGTTACCTACAAATCCGCCAACTGAACGCAATATTTTTTTGAATACACCTCCGCCTTCTGTAATAAACGAACCGGTTGAAGTTGATGAAGATTCGGTTGTATCAGTTATATTAACTTTTCCAGTAAAGATTTTATCATTATCGATGGTATCAGAAAAAGCATGACGCTGAACTGCTACATCAGGGTAATCAGAAGCCCAAGTGCTCCGTTGATCAACATTACGTATCATTCCCGTAGTCACAACCGTTGAAGCTGCCCCCATATCAATTTCAGCTATTTTAAACCACTCATTTGTTCCCGTATATACCCATTTGTAAATACCGCCGGCACTTATACCAAAAATAATTTCAAGTGCATCTTTTCCTGAATCAGTAAATGGAGGTTTAAATTTGAATGTGGAGGATTGCCCTAATCCGTCGCCCGTCATTTTAATAAAGTTCCCCGAAACAGAGGCAATCGTTCTTCCTACACCGGCATTAAGCTTTGCTATTATTTCCGCCCTCGTAGTTGCCGCAGGGTTTGCGCCCCTGCAATCTATTTCATTAAACCCTCCGTCTTCGCCATCTGCTATGCAAATAAGCCATTTAGCTGACAAATCAACTGTCCCAGATAAATCAACCGATCCAGTTACTGTACCCGCTGTCGCTGTCGTAGTTGTAGTCAATCCCGTAACTTTTTGAACTGCTAAAAAATATTCGATATCTCTTTTAATTGATGCATTTGATACAATTACCGAAGAAGCCCCGCCGCTTGCTACTTGCGTAAAATCTGTTTTATCGGTTCTTGTCTGTATTTGAGCTTCGATTGTATCAATGCGTGAAAATCCCGATGCCGTATCAAGCGTTATAGATTGTCCCGTAGGCTCATGGCATGGTATAACATCGCCGGTGCTAATAAGCCTTTGAAACACCGAACCCGAAGGAATAAAAACAGTCAAATTAGACTGAGGCATAACACGCATACCGTCACCGACAATCAGGGCTTTCCCGGTATTAAAAAATCCCATTTTAGCCAGTATGCCTAAATTACGATATTGCAGATCCCCGATTCTTTTTAAAACATCCTCGGCCTCTATTTTTTGACCTGTGACATGATTGGCTGTTCTTATGTCTCTCATTGTATTCCCTTAATTATAATTGATCTGTAAAATATAACTTATTCCGGACGCTATAATTTTATTCAATAGATTCGTAACATTATATAAATCAGATGTCGCCGTATTTGTTAAAACAACTTTGAACGTATAAAAAGAGCTATCGAAATCCTCCGCTAACGCTGGGAGTACATAAACATTTCCACCACCAAATACAACTGTGGCTTTTACATAAACATCAGCATAAGAAAAATCCGCAAACGCTGATTCATCGCTGACAACTGTACTTACCTCCGGTTCCGCATCAGAATATGGCCGTAATGCAAAAATAATTGAGGCCCGTGATACCTTTTGATTAAAAACAAGTTCAATAGTCCGCTGTACCCAGGCCACATCTGATTCGTTCGTTACCCTTAAATTATTAAAAAATTCCTCTAATTGAAAATCAAGAAATTCACCCTGAGCCTGATCTATAAATATTTGCTTTAATAAACTTTTAGATAATCTGCGTAAGTATTCGGTCATACTCGTGAAAATTCCGATATCAATATCTGTAGGCTTTGATATTGTCTCAGGATTATTCCCATTAATATCGCATATCAATTTTGTATAAATAAGGTCATCATCGACATTAAATAAAGCCTGAAGATTATTGTTTGTTTTATCCTGGATAGTCATTTATATTCCAACTGCTATAACCATTGTAATCGTTACTGTACCGCCTGTTCCCGCCCCGGTTTTTGCAAACTCATTTTCATTTATTGTAACATTTATCAATGGCGATGATACCACCAGATCATAACATGCGGCATTTGAATTTTTACCAACACGTACTATTTCACTAAGCAGAACATCTGCTCCCAGGCTTCGGGTATTAATATATTGTTCCACCGCTGTTTGAATATCTGTTGATATTGTTGTTAAATCAACATTAACATTCGGCAATCTATATGCCGTAATACCGATACTTACATCAATAATTGTAGGCGCAACAATCGTATATCCAATACCCTCCGCATTTTTACCAGGATAATTTGATAAATCATTAGGATCTCCGTACAATACTTTTTCAATCGATGCCAAAAGAGCCGTACTAATTGAACCCGAACCATCATCCACAACAATTGTATTTGTTCCCTTGAAAGGATAATTGGCCCTGATTCCAACGCTCCTGACTCCCGATATTGCCTTAATTGCTGCAATAATACCAGTTCTTGTTCCAGCATTTAAGTCTGTTATTGTTTCCTGGAACCGTATTTTACGATTTGCATCTGTTTCTTCCGCTGCTCCGCCGGAAAACGAGCTATCGTTTATACATTGTGTAATACCCTGAATATTTGAATTAATAAATCCTTTTCCATTTAGTGTATCAATGGCATTAACCGCAATATTTCCTAATGCCCCGGTTTGCTGAAATTCTGCCGCTATTTGCACCCCTGATTCCCCAGCATTTATTGTTGCATCCGCAGTCGTTAATATCTGCATTCCATCAATAGTTACAGAAAATCCGGTTACAACTGATATTGATGTAGCTGTAGCAAGTAAAATATCCATGACCTCACTTACATTGCGATAATTTGTTTCCCCCAAAATATCAATAGCTGAATACTGATATAATAAATTAGACGCTGGATTATTTGTTACGCTCACGAGTGTTGCAGTCCAATTAGCAAGAGCATTAATTGCATCAACTAACTCGCTTGCTGTAGCATAAGACGCATAAGCAAAAGAAAAATCATCTGCTCCCGCTCCTGTTACCGTTGCCGACATTGTTGTTGCCGTACTCGTTAGTGCTGCAACTGTTCCCGCTCCTGTATATTGTACGGTAAAAACAGGAACCCGGTAAGGTCTTATATATCCAATTGCCGCATCCGCCGCAAGTTTCCCAAATCCAAATCCCTGATATAGTGCGATGGGAATAGCTTTATATAATCCTTCTTTAATATCCATTGAAATACTTGAAATAATATCGCTATGATTTTCAAGCAATGTTCTTATTTTAGATCCCTCATTAAAATCAGATAAACCTATATTATCTGAAATAACTTTTAATCTATACATTTCATATAGTTGTTCCGCTGTATATGTTTTAAGTATTTCGCTCACACCACAACCTCTCTATGTTCGTCAGTTCCAATAAAATACACGGTATATGAGGATTCTAAAACCTCACCCTTATATCTTAATTTATCAAGATTTAATTTAACGCTCTCAACCCGTGGTTCTGATTGTATTTGATCTATTACATCATCTAAATATCGTGATATTTTTACCATAACAGGCGCATTACTCTCATCAATTGCAATTGTACCCCAATTAGGGTTAAAGGTATTGAGAGATCCCTTTAGATTTTTTACTCTGGCAAGAATATTTTGATATACATTTTCAATTCCTATCTCTCCCAATAAATCATCTTTCGATGAAATCATAAGCTCTTTATTTGTTCCCGTTTTTAAATCTATTCCAAATAGAAATTTAGCAGTATCTGAAAAATCACTTTCGTATACTAGGTTATCATCCCCTCTTGCAACAATCCTTAAATCCATCGGAATTTTAAGCTGTTGACCGATATATGTACCCTCAAGCAAATCATTGTCACTTATATTATTGAGCTTTAATATACTGATAAATTTTTCGCTATCTTGTAATTCTTTCTGAGCTATTTGTCGTAGAGTATCTCCGTCTTGGATCGTGTAATAATAAAAATTTGTATTATTTTCAACTTTATTTTCATCCCCTGAATCAAATTGCTCGGTCTTCAATGTATAATCATCTGACCCCGCATAATATCGGATATCATCCTGTTTGACTATCGAATTAAGTACGCCTTTTAGGGAATCAATTTGCATTTTTATTTTTTGCAGGGAATTATAAAATGAAAATAAATCAATATTTACAATATCATCAATGGTTATATCCTGTGTTGCATATAATGTTTGTTGAGCTGATGATAAAAAAATAGTCAAAAAAGAAGTTTTCGCCTCGATAATCGCTGTTAAAATTGTATTAATGTATGACGGAAGATTATCTGTCGCAGTCTCTTTCCCGGACTGAATATTCTCATTTGAGGTATTGATATTAATAAGAATTTCATTTATGAGTGCAATAACACTCAGATAATCACTGTTGTAACTAATCTCATTCTGGATGTTTTCAAAAATTGCAGCGAAATCAATTGTTTTAATTTGTGCGTTTATGATATCAATGCTATTATTAGTTGTTTTTTTAACCGACATATTTAACTCTTCCTATGCCGTGAATCAGGACGAATCCATTCTAAATCAATTGTATATTCAACGCTTGCATATTTTGTATCTGATTGACTACTGGAGAAATTATTTACCCTGGCGTAAAAATGGTCATCCATATCGTAGTCATGAAATATTAATTGAATTTCATCGTATAATGCACCGATTCTTTGATTAACTTTCTGACTTACTTTTCTATATAATGCAGTAATTTCTTTACTCGATCCCATTATCGATGATGGAACATTCATTTTCCCATTCGGCATCATGGTATAATCTCTATAGCGAATGATCATCCATCTCATTTTAAAAAACTCTTCCAATCCGCTTAAAATATTTTGAAGCCCGGTTGTATCTCTTGCGATAGGATTGTCAGGGCTGCCCTTATAATGAAAAAATAATTCCCCTGACAATGTGCAATGTTTTGTACCGTTGCCTGAATCAGTTACATAATTTCCTCCGAGTGTCGCAGTTGTACTTGACCGAGTTGGTTCAGATACATCCTTTTTTTTCGGGGGCATCATAAAAAATATTTCAGTAATTGTCTGACGATTTTTAGTCACGAATTCACAACTGAATAATCCTGTGGGAGTATATGGAACATTATATAATGCAGATATTATGACCGGCAGATTCAAAATAATTACCTTTTTTGATTTTGCCGTATTTTAGGAAGGCTTATATGCTTAATTTATATTTCAAAAAGAATTTGTCAAGCATGATTTTATGGCTCTAATAATGCATTCCATTTAGCAATTTCTGCTGTAACAAGTGCTATCGTCGATGGATTTGCAACACCTGTAATTGGTACACCTACAGCAGCGGGTGGTCCTAATATTGCAAATCCATTTAAAATAGTAAGTAAAGTTTGAACCAATGTTCCCATGCTCTGTGTCAATGTAGAAATTTTTACAAGTGCCGTTGTTTCGATTGCTCCCCCCAACGAAGATCCTATTGAGGCAGAGACATCCCCTGATATATCAACACTTACAAAAGATGAAATAGTAACCCCCGTATCACCGGATATATCAGTCCCGGCAATTGATGATAATGAAACCCCTGTGGTTCCAGAAATATCACAACTTAAAAATGAATCAATTGTAATTCCCCCGGCAAACGCCATAATCTCTAAATTTGTCATTGCATTTAATGTAACACTACCGGGAAATGCGGTACTCGGTAAAATCCCAGTATTAAAGCTTAAATATGATCCCAAAAAATGTCCAATTACAACATCAAAAGCATGAAATCCTATTGCAGATAGCGGATTAACGTATGATAATTCAGTTAAAGAATTCCCGGCTCCCTGATACGGATATCGGTTTACTACAAATGGAGAATGTTGATTACCATTCTCGAATCCTACCATCACCATCTGACCAGGTATCGGTCCCTCATATACGCCGTGAATATTCCCGGTAATTGGCTCAATAAACGCTCCGGGATAAGCAACATTTGTGACCTGCCCACCTCTTGCAAGCCTTACAGTTACCATATTTTGCTTATAAAATGGCTCCGGTTGAGGAAATAGAACCTCTCCCGCTATCATCTGCATTGTTTCACTATTACCAGGTAAAAAAGCGTTATCAACGAAATCCCTGACGTGGGTATCTTTGCCTAAATTTTTTAACAATATTCGTTGTTTCATCATATCAATTTAAGTCCG